GCCCCCCCCGTTCCCCCAGCCATCCCTTGGCACGGCTATTCACGGGGCAGGCCGAACTTGTCGTTCGCCAGCCACCGCTCGATGTCGGTTTCCGAAATGCGGATCGTCCCACCGGCTCTGGAGTGGGGAAGGGGGTGTTTTTTTGCCGAGAGATAACGACGAATGGTGCGGTGGTTGACCTTTAGCCGTAAGGCAGCTTCCTTGACGGTGTAAAGTCGCTCGGGAATCTGTTTGGAAACTTCGGTCGGGCTTACGTTTTCAACAGTCAGCTGAAGCTTGTTGTGCGGTGTCACCGACACTTTGAACGAATGGGCCTCGAGGGTAAGATTCATTGAATAACACGATGTAATAATACGTCTTACGGATGTCAAACATAAACCGTAAGACGGAAAAGGAACCCGTGTTATTTCTTATTAAGCCCGTGGGCAGTCTTCTTATCCATGTATTCAGCCACCAACATTCGAACCAATCCTGATACGTTATTTATTCCTAGGCGATTGCTCTCTTGAACGAGAAATTCCGCCATGTGCTTTGGTATGCTTATGGTTTTGGTGGTCTGTGACTCGGCTCTTTCGTGACTCCTATTTGGATCTTGTTTCAGGTTTTTCTTCAGTCTGGATGCTTCCCGGGGCCAAAGAGAAATATTCTTTGGCCATTTCACGGGTGACCGTCCGTCCGTTTACTGTGATCGTTTTGTAGCGGCGCAAAAGCATGGAGGGATTGTGCCCGCAGGCTAGTGCAGTCTGCGAGGCATCGCCGGTCAATGCCAAGTAATAAGTGGCAAAACTGTGTCGGTTGGCGTTGGGTTTCCATTCAAAATCCGTGTTATTCTGTCTTATTCTTTTGAGGATATTATCCAAGTCTTCATAAATGTTTTTAACACCCAGACTGTGAAGAATATTTCCGGTACATGTCCTAAAGGGGCTAAGCCATGACTTCAAGTTTTCTGTCATGGTTATGGTCCGATCGTTGTGGGCCCGGATCTTGCCCCTACCAACCCGCTTGGAATGCACTAGGATCAGGTTGGCGTTCCAGTCGATGTCCTCCCAGTCCATGCGTTCAATCTCGGCGGACCGGACTCCGGCAAAGGCCCCCAGCACGATCCAGGGCAGGGTCTTCGGCGTGGCGTGCTGAAGCAGGGTGCGCATCTCGCCGACCGACCAGCTTTCCAGCTTTGACTCCTGCACGCGGATGACCTCGGTCTTGTCGGCCTGGTGGTCGCGGTCCGGATCGACGTATTCCTTACGCTTGGCGTAATCGAACAGCATCAAAATGGCCTGCCGGTAATGGGCCCGGGTGCGGGGAGCCCATTCGGGGTTGCTCAGGAATTGGTCGATCTCCCTGGCCTTGATCGTGGAAATGACCCGGTCCCCAAAGGTCTGGGAAAATTTCCCCCAGCGCAGGCGCAGGTTGGTCTTTTGTTTTTCCCCCACAAAGTCGTCATTGTTCTTGGCTCTGAGCATTTCCTCTGCCACCTCTTTAACCAGCACGGACGGCACCTTTTTGGCGGCCACGTTAAGCCACAACTGGACGGCCTCGTGCAGGGGAACCCCACCCATCTTTTTTTCTAGGTCTTTGAAATAGGAAAGATCCCGCACGGTGATCGATGCCATGCTGTGGCGGCCATCGGCAAGCTCCCGGGCAATCCGCTTTGCCTCTCGCTTGGCTTCGGTCAGGTCGGCAATAGCCCGGCGGTGGCGTTTTCCCTCAGCCCACCAGGTGACCGCATACGTAAAATAATCTTTGTTGTTAACGCAGCGGTATATTTTTACCGATGCGAAACCATCTTTGACCTCGATGGGATCGAACTCTTTTATTGGCATACTTGGTCAAATTACTGGCAGTTATGGCCGGTTGTCAAAGGAAAAATTGACATTTATTGACCACTCGGTGTCTTTCGCGTTTTTCTGTAAGCCGTTCTGGCTAGTAGACAATCTATGAAAATTTGGTGTAAATTATTGACTGATAAATAGTTTAGCAAACCGTCGCTTTAGACCACTCAGCCACCGCACCATGTCATTTTAGGACAATATTTTACAACTCATTTGTCGCGATAATTTATTGACAAGAAAGCTCATTACTGGCAATTAATGGCTGTTATATGCCCATCACCTTGTATGGCAGGACCTGGCCGGAGGGGGCAGGCCGGCTGGAAATTGAGCTCCTGTGCTTCAAGTGGGGCCTGAGGCCGGAGCAGGGGGGACTTGGCAAGTTTTACCATTTTAAGAACGTCGTTGATATACTCTGGCCTTACCACAAAACAAGGAACAAAAACGGCTTTTGCTGGCATCCTTGGGCCGAACGCATGATCCAAGCCGCCTGTGAGCAGGACTACCTGGCTGTTTCCGGCCCCAAGTCCTCCGGTAAAACGGCCACATTCGCGCTGTGGGGCCTTATAAACTGGCTTTGCGCTCCGCATGAGACTTTGGTGCTGGTGACCTCTACCTCGATTCGGGAGGCCCGTAAAAGGCTATGGGGAGGCATCCGGGAGCGTTTCATGCAGGTTCCCTCCATGCCGGGCAAGCTCATCGACTCCATGGGAAAAATCGTGCTTACGGAAGGGGAGGGCAGCGACCGCTCCTCTATCACCCTGGTTCCCAGCAGCCCGGACAAGGAAAAAGAAGCCACGGCCAAGCTGATCGGTCTCAAGAACCAGCGGGTCTTTTTGATCATCGACGAGGCCACCGACGTGACCAATTCGGTCTTTGAAGCCATTTCCAACCTCAACTCAAACCCCCAGTTCCAGTGCGTCGCCCTGGGCAATTTTGCCAGCCAGTATGACCCTTTCGGGGTATTCGCCACCCCGGTCAAGGGTTGGAATTCCGTGAATGTCGAAATGGAAGAGTGGCAGACCAAGCTGGGATTGTGCCTGCACCTGGACGGCTCCAAGACCCCAAACCTGGACGCCACCGACAAATGGCCTTTTCTTTTGACCACCAAGCAGCTCAAGCACGCCGAGGAGCACGACGGGGAAAACTCAATCGCCTTCTGGCGTTTTATCCGCTCGTTCCCGGCCCCGGGCGGGGCGGAGCAGTCCATTTATTCGGAGGCGGATTTCCGCAAGTTTGAGGTCGACAAGGCGCCGAAGTGGAAAGAGCCGCCCAAGATGGTGGCCGGGTTGGATCCCTCGTTCACCAACGGAGGAGACCGGACGGTTCTTTATTTTGTGGAGTACGGCAAAACGGACGAGGCCGGCCCCACGGTATGTTTGAAAGAGTTCGTGATATTGCGTGAGGATGTCAACGATCCCCAGCCCCGAAACTTTCAGGTGGCCAAGCAGGTCATGGCTGAATGTTCCAAGCGAAACATCCCGGCTGAGTATCTGGCCGTCGACGCTACCGGTGCCGGTGATCCGCTTTGCGACATCATCTCGGAGGTCTGGTCCCCCAGGATCCTGCGGGTAAAATTCGGGGAAAAGCCCAGCGACCTTCCGACCAGTTCGACTTCCGGGATTGTGGCCAAGGACAAGTATTCCAACCGTGTGACCGAGCTTTGGTTTGGCGGTGTCGAGTTCATGCGCTCCGGGCAATTGAAAGGCATCACCCCGGAACTGGCCCGGGAACTGACCAGTCGCAAATACACGACGATGGGCGGGGGAAAACTGGTGGTGGAATCCAAGCGGGATTACAAGTCGAGGGTTGGCAAAAGTCCCGACTTGGCCGACGCCGCGTTTGTCGCGCTTGAATGCGTCCGGGTCCGGGTCGGCGCCATGGCCGGGGGCACCATCATGGCCCGCAAAAGCGGCGGGTGGATCGAGCAGGCCAAACGCCTGGACCGTGTCATTGACGCCAGCAAGGAACTTGCAGGAAATTATTGACTTGGCACTGCCAGTATACAGTATGGGTCGCTAAGTGGACATCTTGCTCGAAAACATACCCGAGAAGGGTTCTGTTCCCAAGGAAAGGCTGAAGGACGCCAAATCCGCCCATTCCATTTACAACACGCTGCGTGAGTCCGACATCCATGCCGACCAGGACCGCAGCAAGATCCAGGCGATGTTCGACGGCGATCCACCTTATAATCCGGCAACACTCCGCTCCATGGGTCAGGCCTATCGGGCCAACCTGAATTTTGGCGAGGCCGCGGCCGACCTGGAAAACGCGCTGGCCGCCTACACCGATCTGGTCACCGGCGTGGAAAAACTGGTCGAGGTAAAAACCTCGTTTGGCGATGAAAGCGAGCGGGGCGTGTGGGGAGGAATCATCGGGGAGGAGTTTCACAAAATTCTTTTGGAGTGGGACCAGTTCCATTTTAATTTCCAGCTCCTTTCTCATTATTTTGTTTCCCAAGGGCTGGGCGTCACCTTTTTTGAAAATGACAAGGACTGGCGCTGGCGGGTGTGCGGCATCGGGGAATTTCTTCTTCCCCGCGGCACGCCGGCGACCGAGGAGCGGGTTGACTTTGCCGTGGCTAAGCGCTCGTACCTGGCACACGAGTTGTACAGTTATATCTCAAACCCCAAGGCGGCCAAAGAGGCCGGCTGGAATGTTGAGGAAGTTCGCAAGGCTTTGGCTGAGTCAAACCGGGGACAGCGACCCACCGACCAGACCTGGGAGGAACTGGAAGTCGAGTTCAAGAACAACGACCTTTATTACTCCTACGCCCGCGCCCAGGAGATCCGGGTCAACCACTATTATGTCCGGGAGTTTGACGGCACCATCAGCCACTACATCGGGCTGCGCGACGGGTCTAACACGGATTTCCTTTACAAAAAGATCAGCCGCTTCAAAAACGCGACTGAGGCTTTCACAATTTTTACCTTTGGTATCGGCAACGGCACGTACCATTCCATCCGGGGCCTAGGTCACAAAATATTCCCGCACATCCAGGTGAGCAACCGGCTGCGATGCTCGGTGGTTGACGGCTCCATGATGCAGACCAGTTTGGTGCTTCAGCCCAAAACGGCCGAAGACGTCAGCCGCCTGTCCTTAGCCTTTGCCGGCCCGATTTCTTTCTTACCTCCCAATTTGGATGTCGTTGCCACCCAGTTCCCCAACTACAACCAAAGCGTGTTGCCGGTGATGCAGGATTTGTCCATGACGCGCCAGTCCAACACCGGGAGTTATCGCACCCGCCAGATGACGGATGGCAGCAAGGAGCGCACGGCGACTGAGGTGCAGGCCCAGCTGGCCAACGAAGCGGTATTAAGCACTGCCTCCATTAATCTTTTTTACGTTCCATGGGCCAAGCTTTTGCGCGAGTCGTTCCGCCGGCTACAGAAGGACACCTGGCAAAAAGGCGACGCGGGATACGAGGGTTATGAAAAATTCCGCAAACGCCTGGAGCAGCGCGGAGTGCCCTGGAAGGCGGTGCTTGACGCCTATGACGTCACCGCGGTCCGGGCCATTGGTTACGGTTCCAGCGGGGCCCGTATTTTGGCCTTCAACGAATTTTTGCAGTTGCTCCCGCGCTTCGACGAGGTGGGCCAGCAAAACCTGATCCGCGACCGCGTGGCCGCCCGTGTCGGCTATGATCAGGTAGACCGCTATTTGCCCGCCAGCAAGCTCAAGGAACGTCTTCCGACTGACGCTAAGATCGCTGAGTTGGAGAACGCCCAGTTCCAGGATGGACGCCCGATCAATGTCATGCCGACCGAAAATCATTCGGTACATCTGCGGGTCCACCTGGCCGATGCTCGCACGATGTTGGAAGCAACGGCTCAGGGAGTTGCTCGATCCGACATGGCCTTGGCGTACCTTACGCTCAACTACCAACATTCTATCGTTCATCTTCAGGCCATTGCCTCCGACCCGATGCGCAAGGTCGAGATCGGGCAGTACAACGAGATGCTCAATCTTATGCGCGAGGCCATCGTCGCCCTGCAGAACCAGATGCGGGCCCAAGCCGAAAATATGCGCAAGGCCCAGGAAGCGGGCAACGTTCCGGGAGGCGTGGATGCCGCGGCCGCCACCAAGCTGCAGGAACACCAGGTGGCGATGCAGATGAAGATGGAGGAGGCCAAGCTGGAACAACAAATCAAACTGGCCGAGCATCAGCAACGGATGGCGTTAAAGGACGCCGAGACGGCCAGCAAAATCCGCAATTCATAAAATGCTTGCCATACGGGCAAACTACTGTCAGTAATCTTTAAATGATGACCATCGAAGACTGGAAGAAGCGGGACGATTTACAGGCAGAACTAAAACATATTTTGACTTTGCCGGCATTCCGGGGGGCTTTGGAGGCGTTGACCGATTTTGCCTCACCCAAGCCCACGGCCACTCCTCAAGGCGTGGATCTGGCTTTGTGGGGAGCATTGATGAATGCACGGCGGGAAGGGTTTTTTGATTGCCTCAGAAATTTTCAGGCGCTGACCGAAATGGCGGCAAAGCCGGCGGAGTTGCCGGCACCCTGGACGGAGAACAAGGAGATTAAAGAATGAGCGATGACAAGATCGGTTTGCTGGAGGCGCTGGACGCCCAGCTTGACCAGCCCCAGACGGCGGCACCGGAACCCAAAGCCGAGTCCGTTCAGGAAGCTCCCAAGGCTGAAGCCCTGAAAACCGAGGCCAAATCCGAATCCGTCAAGGAAGCCCCGGCCAAGACCTTGGAGAACAGGATTGAGATTCCCGATGATGTCATCGACCAGCTGACCAAGGCCGGCGAGCCTGAAAAGAAAACCGAGGCCGACCCCGAACTTCCCAAAGACGCCCCCAAGGCGGCGCAGACCGCGTTTGCCAAGGTGACCGCCGAGCTGCGTGAGACCCGCGCCAGGCTTAAGGAGCTGGAAAGCAAGATCGGCAAGGAGGAGCAGGATGTGGAGGACAAGGGCGAGGAAAGCTCCCCGGAGCTGGAACGCCTGAGATCCGAGCTTGATGAAATTCGCGCCCAGCGCGACGAGTATGAGACCGAGCTTTCCGTGGCCCGGGTGCAGGCGACCAAGCAGTACAAGGTGGCGATTCAAAAGCCGATTGAGCAGGCGGCCGCCGGCATCGACGAGATTGCCAAGGCTTACGAGATTGACGGAGATTCCCTGGTGCGCGCGGCTAGCATTGGGGACGCGGCCAAACGACGGGCGGTAGTAAAGGATTTGGTGGCCAATCTGGATCCGGTTGACGCGGTGGATCTTCGCCGCCGGGTGGAGGACCTAAATCAACTTTACGGCAAGCGCGACATTATTCTGCAAAACGCCGAGAGGGCGATGGAAGAAATTTCCAAACGAGAAACGGCACAGGCCGAGCAGTTTCAAAAACAACAGCAAGCGCAAGTTGCCAAAGAGGCTGAGGTAACGAAGCTCGCTTACGACGAGATTTGGAACCGGTTTACCAGCGAGGTTCCGGTGCTTCGCAAGACCGGCAACCCCGACTGGGACTCCCGCATTGACAATCTGCGCACCCAAGCGATGAATGTGGAAACTACCGACCTGGACGCTCAAACCCGCGCTGCCTTGACGTACCAGGCCGTGGCAATGCCTCTTTTAGTCGATTTGTTTCAGGGCTATATCCGCAAAAGCCAGACAGAAATTGCCGGGTTGAAAAAGTCGTTAGGCGAGATGCGCGGAGCTACTCCCGGGGCTGGGGGAGGGGAGACCAAGGCCGGTGCGCCAGACTTTTCCCCCGATGTTGGATTCTTGGAGGCATTGGAAAAGGGCATTGGCTCAGGCCGGTAATTCGTACCGCCGTTCTGACCCAGACCAACGTCTGAGACTACGCTCTTTCCTCGGCCTCAAGCGTTGCTGGCTTTGTTGGTGAGAAACTTAAGAAAACAGCTATCCCGGCTGACATTATTGCACTCGGTTAGAATCACCTATTGACAACCCACAGCCAGTACCCATACTGGCTATGTCTCGGAGGTTCCTATAAAAATGGAAGCGGCACCAACGAGGCAACGACCTACAAAAATGGAAGTGGTCACGCGGGCAACAAAAGTCTCGGGATGCCGCCGGGAAACCAAACTTTGAAGACTGCGGGAGGCCGCGTCGGTTTCCCCTCCTGTCTTTAAAAACAATTTTCCAACCAAGGAGAATTTGCCACCATGGCTACCACATACACCGATATCGAACAGCTTCTTGTAAAAGAAGCCGGACGGATTGGGCCCGAGATCTACCGCAAGACGGTGGATAACAACGTCTGGCTCAAGCTCGTCAAACAAGACACCTTCCCCGAGGAAATGGGCGACCGCGTCAGCGTGCTGACCTACGAGCGTTCCATCCCTCAGGCCGCCCGTAACGGCCGCGCCAACGACTTTGATCTTCAAACCGTCTGGCAGGGTTCCAACGCGATCCTGGGCTCCAACCCGACGGATCAGGCCTACACGAACTTCAACGCCTACACCCAGGCGCTGAGCGGAGCCGCCGCCGCGGCTACGGCCTCGACCGATTCAGCCAACAACATCTCGACCCCCAAACTGGCGAATGTTGAGTTTGGCCAAAAGCTTCGCACCTACGACCTGCGGCGCGTCGCGCTCGAGTCCCCGAACATCTCGCTCGAGGACCTGCGCTACCCCGTTCGTCGCAAGGAGCAGCTGTCCCAGATCATGAACATCCTCACCGAGCAAACCGCTATGGTGTGGACTCAGCGCTATCAGGACGAGTACGTCCGGTTGGCCGAGAACCTGGTGACCCCGACGGGCACCGGCGCTTCCGCCGCCCTGACGACTGTCTCCAACACCGACGGCCTGACCAAGTTCAACCCGCTCAACGACGCGACCAGCAAGCTGACCCAGGGTATCCTGCGCCGGCTCTACATGCGGTTGCTCCGTGACGGGGCCGGCTCTGCCGCCCAGGGCAAGGAAAATGGCGCACCCGTGTTCAACCTGATCACCTCCGCTGAAAGCAGCGAGGACATCATCAAGCTCAACGCCGACATCCGTTCGGACTTCCGCTATTCCAAGCCCAACGAGCTTCTGGCTCCCCTGGGTGTGGAGCGGTCCTACGGCGGCTTCTACCACATCATCGATCCGTACCCTCCGCGGTACAGCCGGATCTCGGTCAATGCGACGGCGTCCTATTCGGCGCCCGCTCTTACCGTTACGGCGACCGCGCACGGGCTTGAGGCCGGCGACGTGGTGACTTTGGTGACCAGCGCTCCTGCGGCAGTCTCCAACTACACCAATGTGACGGTGGCTACCGTGGCGGACGCTAACACGTTCACCATCACCGGCTCCCTCGGCGCCCCTGCGGCGACCC